AATACAACAATTTATTGGAGCAGTCTTGCACCAAAACCTGGAACTTCGCAATATACTTCTCAAAGAAGTGGTTTAAATGATGAAATTCATATGGTTGTTGTTGATGATTCTGGAACAGTAACTGGAACTGCTGGAAATGTTATCGAAAAATTCATTGGTCTTTCGAAAGCATCTGATGCAAAAGCAACTCCTTCTCAACCAATCTATTTTGATGATTTTATTGCCTTAAATTCTAATTATGTCTTTATTGGATTGCCTGAAAATGGAAATTCAACAGGATTTACTACTCCTTCTGGATTTACTGGAACAACTGGAAATGTAAATACAACTTCTCAAGGAACAGTTTTTTCTGGTCTTGGTGCAAAAACCTATACATTAACTGGTGGAACAGACTATACAAATGGAACTGGAAGTTATGCCGCACCTCTTGCTAATATCATTTCTTCATACAATTTATTTTCAAATGTAGTTGAATATCCAATTAATTTCTTGATCAATGGTCCATCAAGTGGAGCAAGTGTTTATGAATCACAATCAAAAGCAAATGCACTAATTGCAATTGCAGAAAGTAGAAAAGATTGTATTGCTGTTGTTTCTCCACACAAATCAAGTGTTGTAAATATTACCAGCACTGATACACAAACATCAAATATTGTTCAATTCTTTGCTCCTCTGACTTCAAGTTCTTATACAGTATTTGATTCTGGATACAAGTATACTTATGATAGATTTAATAATCAATTTGTATATCTTGCTTGTAATGCAGATATTGCTGGTTTGATGGCTAGAACATCAATCAATCAGTATCCTTGGTTCTCTCCTGCTGGTGCAGCAAGAGGAGCAATCAATAATGTTGCAAAATTAGCATATAATCCATCTCAATCACAAAGAGATTTACTCTATACTAATAGAATCAATCCAATTATTGCTTCTCCTGGACAAGGAATTATCTTATTTGGTGATAAAACTGCTCTTGGTTATTCGTCAGCATTTGATAGAATCAACGTTCGTCGTTTATTCCTAACATTAGAATCTACGATTGAAAGAGCAGCAAGAGCACAATTATTTGAATTTAACGATTCAATTACAAGAGCTAACTTTGTAAATATTGTTGAACCTTATCTTCGTGATGTAAAAGCAAAAAGAGGAATTACTGAATTCCTTCTTGTTTGTGATGATACAAACAACACACCAGACATAATTGATGCAAATCGATTTAGAGCTGATATTTATGTAAAACCAGCAAGATCAATCAACTTTATTGGTCTTACCTTTGTTGCAACCAGAACAGGAATCAGCTTCTCAGAAGTTGTAGGAACTGTTTAATCAAACTAATCTAAAGGAGAAAAAACAATGGCTTCTTTCAATATCCCAAATTATTCAGACAGAACTATTAATGATTTCAAATCAAGATTAGTTGGTGGTGGTGCAAGACCTAATTTATTTGAATGTGAAATTAATTTCCCAGCAGCTTTGGGAACAGTTGATAATCAATTAAGTCAAGATTTAAGATTTTTTGTAAAATCAGCAGCTCTTCCTGCTTCTACTATTTCTTCGATTCCTGTTCCATTCAGAGGAAGAACTCTTCAAATCGCAGGAGATAGAACATTTGATCCTTGGACAATTACCGTTATTAACGATACAAATTTTAGAATTCGTAATCAATTTGAAAAATGGATGAATCTTATCAATCGTCACGATGATAATGCTGGTGTAATTACACCTGCTTCTTATCAACAAGAAATGATTGTTCACCAATTAAGCAGAGGAACTGCAAATACAGGAACAACTGGAACTTTACCTGGTTCTGCATCTACTCTTAATAGATTGAAGAGTTATGTGTTCTATGGTACATTTCCAACTTCAATTAGTGAAATTGGACTTTCTTATGATAGTTCCGACACAATTGAAGAATTTACCGTAGATCTTCAAGTCCAATGGTGGGATGCTATTGATGATCAAGGAAATAGTATTCTGGGAACTTCCAGTGATGCAGCACCAGGAAATCCAACAAATGCTTCAATAGCAACTCAATTTGGAACTGGAGCAAACGGATAAATACATTATAATGTGATTGGGATTTAATGGCTAAATTATTTGGTTTTAAAATACAGGAGAAGGGAGCAGACAAGTCCAAAAGGATTGTCTCTCCCGTTCCTCCTAATGAAGAAGATAAATCAGATTATTATATTCAAAGTGGATTCTACGGTCAATACGTAGATATTGAGGGAGTTTATAAAAACGAACAAGATTTAGTTAGAAGATATCGTGAAATGGCTCTGCATCCAGAATGCGATAGTGCTATTGAAGATGTCGTAAATGAAGCAATTGTATCAGATTTGAATGATTCACCAGTAGAAATTGAACTTTCGAATCTTCCAGCATCTGATAAATTAAAACAAATTATTCGAGATGAATTTAAAACTATCAAAGACATTATGGACTTTGATAGAAAGTCTCACGAAATTTTTAGAAATTGGTATGTTGACGGAAGAATTTTTTATCATAAAGTAATTGATTTAAAAAAACCAGAAGATGGAATACAAGAAATAAGATATATTGATCCACTTAAAATTAGATTCATTCGTAAATCAGAGCAGGAAGGACCAAATCCAAACTATCCAACTTATGCTACTGATAGTGATAGGATGGAATTATATAAAGCACCAAAAATTGAAGAATACTATCTTTATGATCCAAATGCTGCAATGGGAACTGGTGGATCTATTTCATTTAGAAATGATTCAAAAAGTGTAAAAATTGCAAAAGATGCAATAACGTTTGTTACATCTGGTCTTGTAGATCGAAACAAGCAAACTGTTTTATCTTATCTACACAAAGCAATTAAAGCACTCAATCAATTAAGAATGATTGAGGATAGTCTTGTGATTTATAGACTATCAAGAGCACCAGAAAGAAGAATTTTCTATATTGATGTAGGCAATCTTCCAAAAATCAAAGCAGAACAATATTTGCGTGATGTAATGAATCGTTACAAAAATAAACTTGTATATAATGCTGATACTGGTGAAGTTCGTGATGATCGTAAATATATGGCGATGCTTGAAGATTTTTGGTTACCACGTAGAGAAGGTGGTCGTGGAACAGAAATTACTACACTTCCTGGTGGTCAAAATCTTGGAGAATTAGCAGATATTGAATATTTTCAAAAGAAACTTTACAAATCTTTAAATGTTCCATCGAGTAGAATTGATGTTGGAGGTGGTGGATTTAATTTGGGTCGTTCTTCTGAAATTTTAAGAGATGAACTTAAATTTACAAAATTTGTAGGAAGACTTAGAAAAAGATTTTCACAAGTTTTTAATGATATGTTAAAAACTCAATTGATTCTTAAAAATATTATCACACCAGAAGATTGGGATGTTCTTGCAGAACACATTCAATATGATTATGTTTATGATAATCATTTTTCCGATTTAAAAAATAATGAACTTTTAAATGATCAATTGGGTGTAGTTGCTGCAATGGAACCCTATCTTGGTAGATATTTTTCTGCAAAATATATAAGAGAAAAAGTTTTAAGGCAGTCTGATACACTTATGAAAGAAATTGATGATCAAATCAAAAAAGAAATTGAAGATGGTATTATTCCTGATCCATCGACTATTGATCCAACAACTGGAATGCCGATCCAAGATACTTCTGGGGGGATGAATTTAGGGCAACCTATGATGGAACCAGATTTAGAAAACCAAGGAAAGGCAACAGAAGTCAAAATGCCGAAAGGTGGAGAGATATAAATAGTTTTTAGTTATTATAATACTATAAAACTATGGACGACCTAATAGATATGATTATTTCTGATGAATCTCCTTCGCAAGTTAGTGAAAGAATTAAAGAAATTCTTTTTTCTAAAAGTGCAGAAAGAGTAGATGCGGCAAGACCTTATGTTGCTGCTGGTCTTTTTGGTGAAGATGCTAATGAGTCCTATGAAGATGACGATGAATATGATGATGACGAATATGATGATGATGAAGAAGAAGATGATAATGAAGATGAGGAAGACTGATGAGTTTTAGAATTGTTCAAACAGTCAACCAGGTAACTGTTGCGGCAGGAACTGCATCAACATCTAATGCAATTGCTTTACAATCTGGTTATATTCGTGTTTCTTGTGCAGCAACTGCTGCTTATGTTGCAATTGGAACAAATCCAGTAGCAACTATAAATGATTTTATGATTGTTCCAAATACATCAGAAGTATTAAAACAAAGGGTAGCAAGGCAAGGTGTTTCTGGTATTACAACTGGAACTTCAACAGTAGTTTCTTTTGGTTCAAATAATGGAAATCCATTTGTAGTTGGTGATTATGTAACAATTTTGAATGGGTATCCTGCTGGAATTAATACTACACATAGTCCAATATTATCAACAACAGATTCGTCTATTACACTTAACTGGGATAGCAGTGCAGTCACTGGGATCGCACTCACTGGAACAACTGTTGCAAGAAGTGTGAAAGTTTCTGCATTTTCACCTACTGCAACAACTGTAAGTATTGCAGAAGTTCAAACAGTATCGGTAACTTAAAATGAAACTCATCACAGAAGAAATCCAAAAGGTAGAATTTATTGTTGAAGGGTCTGGTGCCTCAAAAAAAATGTTTATTGAAGG